CCATGTCTGAGGTGTTAGCACACGATTTAATGACTTCCAGCGACGTGTCGTGACAGTCTTGACATAGTTTGCCTCATCGACAACTATTAAATCAAAACCGCCAGATTTAATTTCTTTCTCTACAATTTCAATACCATCATAATTTATTATAACTACATCTGTATTTTCTGCAAATACTTTCTTTCTTTTTTCTGCACTACCATGAGCAATACCTACTGATCTATGCATAGCTGTTTTAAAGAAATCTGATTGCCATGCTGCTTGCATAATAGATAGGGGACATACCACTAACATACGTCTTACTTTACCTAAATTCATTAAGTAATCAGCTGCCCATATTACTGCAGAGGTTTTACCTGTTCCTGCTTCACTTAAACAGTAAGCGCGTTTGTGTGCAGATAAAAATTGTGCTGTAGTTTTTTGATGATCAAAAGGTTTATGAATACCTGGAAAGGTATAGTCACGTGTTATAGGAGACGGAGGGTTTTTAACTTTCATGTCTGATAAAGTTAGCACTTCATCTAAACCCCAATTAACTACAACTTGGGTAACACCATTATCGTAAGTTTTTAATATCTTACTTTTTGGTATCTTATTTATAATTAATTCAGGGCGTTTTGTGTTTACAATCAACGCCTTATCTTTATATACTTCCAATGCAATCTCCTAATGAATAAAAATAGACGTGCCACCGAGAGAGGTAGTGACACGTCTACACACTGCAGTGTTAACACCTAGACGAAAGGTTACTTGATAAGGAACTTCTATTGTTAACTGGCGCGGTTTTAACGCACTCACGCCTTGCGTTGGAAAACTTATTTTTTCTTAGTTACGTTTCTCTTTAACGAACCATCACTATTTCGTGGGAACGAACTGTTCGCACTTTTACTTTTAATTCTCATATTGCTTGGTGTGTTTGAACCACCTTTACTTAGAGGAATGATATGATCTACATCTTTACCATCACCCTTTGATACTTTACCAGCTTTTATCATCATTCGTCTAGCTTTATTTCTAGCTACACGCTTTTTAATTTGATCAGGCTGTGCCTTGTATTCATTTTCTTTTTGATAATCTCTTTCTTTAGCCATATACATCCTTTAAATTTATTTGTAAAGCACTCTAGGTCAAATCAAGAACCCTTAATAAAAACCTTGCTAAAGTGCTTTAAAAATATGCACCTTATATTACTTTCCCCAATGTGAGCATGATTGAACAGGGCAGAACTTCCTACATGCAAAGTTTGGGACTGCATTGAAAATCCCTGTCTGATGGGCAGTGTCTATCCTATGTGTTATTTTACCCCATTCTGCAAACATGTCATCTAATTTGTCAATTGTATAGTCTTCTTTTAATATCTCTTTACTTACTAAAAATACTAATCCAGACTTGACTTTTAACATATCTGGGAAGTGTTTAAATATAGCTACACTAAACAAAGATAGCTGTCTAGTATCTGCATACTGACTTGACTTGCCTGTTTTATAATCAATTAAGGTAGCTAATTTAGTTTCGGGATTGATAACAAGTAAATCTATTACTCCACGCCACCAAACATCTTTAGCAAAGAAGTCACAAGGTTCTAACTCTTTGGTTAAGCCTAACTTATACTCGCAATATTTATCCCCAGGAATAGCAATTAATTTGTCAAGGGTTGGTTGAAACATATCAAACTTAGTAGGCAGCGGAGTTGCGTTCTTAACGTATAACTCACAAGCTTTGTGAACTTCGTTACCATAAAGAAAATGTTCTGTATTCGGGTCTTGCTTAATATCTTTCGCTACATACAGATGATAGTATTGCTTAGGACATTTTTCGAATGTGGTAGCACTCGAATAAGACCACGTTTTAAATTCAGCCAATTGGAGTTCTCCTAGCAATTTCTTTTGCTATCTTTGATTTATGTTTACCTTCTGCAGCTTTATCTAATAACTCATATAGCTTTTTTAAAGACAAGGCTTTTAATCTATCTTTACCTGTTCTTGTTTTAAACGGGTCAGCATGCCGTCTACTTTTGTGTATTTGTTGTGTCGCCATGATCTACCTTTTGGACTTCGCCTGTTGATTTATTAAGTTCGTACTCAGGTAATACTTCTTTTTTCTTCCTAAAGATTAAGTCAAAGTTCTTTTCAAACTGTTCATTGTTAGGTTTGGACTGCATCCAATCTCCTGTAACATCATTCCTTGCTGTCTTTTTCATTCCATTTCTCCGCTAATATAATTACATAGATAACCCACCAAATCCAATGAGCCTCAAATCTATATAAACTAAATGCTACAAGTAATTCTAACATCTTATTTAAAGTTTGGTTTGATGAAATAAATTGTTCAATATAACATTTGATGTTTTTGTGCAATATGCTTCCATATTAATAGATATTCTATATTCTTTGCTTAATGAATTGCTAGGGGCATGATTTAAAAAATCAGGCATTATAATTAGATCATTTGAGCTAGGTTTAAATCTAAAAAAATTACCATTTAACTCAAAATCTAATTCACCACCTAAAGCATCAGGAACATATAAATAATATACAGAGTGCATAGTGCTAGTATTAATATGATTATGCCAAACATAACTAGGATTAAAAGCGTTTGTGCAATAAGACCAAAATTCTTTTTTTGTTAAATTCCAATCTATTTTTGCATTAAATCCTTTTTCTAATGCCTCTATAAATAAATCATAAAGATCATTTAATATATTTTTTTCATCAATATTAATTAATATATTATTTTTTCCATCACTAATATCATTTTTTTTATGATTTAGAACATGCTGAATTAAATATTCTTTATATTCTTTATCTAATATTTTAAAATCTTTACATAAAAAAATAGGAAAATTTTTATCAATTTGAATAAATTTAGCCATTTATTTAAAATATGGACCTACTAACCATGTAACTACTGTAAATCTTTTTCCTTTAGTTATAGGCTCAACACCATGTGGCATAAACGATGGGAATATTAACACAGTGCCTTTCTTTTGTTCAGGGTAAGTCCTTTGATGACTGTTCTGAATATAAAACCTGCCGCCTTCAAAATCATCATTTAAAAATACTAATATGGTTAATTTTCTTACTTCATTTGAATGTTGGTGAAACGTGTCTACATGAGTTTCATATTTACCTTTTACATCATACATTAAAAATTCAGATTGATTAGAATGAGTAATGTCATATTTCCATGTATCATGGTTAACATTTAATCCTATAGCTGTAAGGGTTGCACCTATACCTGCATATAAAGGAAGTTGCAATCTTTGCACATTTCTAATATCTAAATTTATTGAGCCTTCGCCCTGCCCAATAATAGGAAGTAACTTTTCAACTTCAGGCTTAGAATATTCTTGAATAAGCTTGTCACAAAATGCTTCAGATACTGCGTCGCGAATCATGTAACAATCTTCGAGATTTTGTATTTGATTTGTTTGATCGCCGTCTGTTTTACTTAGCCCTAATGATTCACGCTTGTCATATTTCCATTCAGCATGGGGGCCATTCTGATCTACATAATGTAAGAATACTTGTGCCTGCCATTTACCTTCTTTGTAAGCTTCGCGCCAGTGGTAGATATCGCATCCTCTATACATGACAGCATCACCAATCTCCATCTTCACTTCTGTGGCTTCTGACTTATCTTCATTAGCGCCCATAAAAATAGGCCATACATCTCCGTCAAAATCTAATGTAAGTGAAGCAGATATTTCACAAGCAGGTCTATCTCTATGAACTTTTAATTCTTCGTCTTGAGAGTTATATAGTCTTGCGTAAGAATAAGTAGGAAATAATTTAAGTCCTGATGCTTGCTCAAAGTGGGGCGTTAAATCTTCTAATAATTTATCAAACGTTACTGTGCCATGAATGGCTTCTGACTTAGGGCATTGGCTGTCTTTAATAGTTTTCTTTTGGTCAACCAATCTTTTTAATTCATTAGTTAGTTCTTTGCAAGAGTCCTTATGTAAGAAATCTTTTAGATGCACATAGCCTTTTTCTTTAAATTCTAATACTGTATCCATACTAACTCCTATTTTGCATCCATATAGTTATCGCCAACTCCTACTTCACAACCTAGTGGTAAATCACTACACCATGTTGGAGCAGTTGTCATACATTTTTTAACATACGCTACACATTCATCTACTTCATCTTCGGGGCATAGCATAACTAACTCATCATGCACAGTCATTACTACATCATACACTTTCGCTACTTGAATTAATTGTTCCCCTATTATATCACGAGCCAACGACTGTATACAACGTTGAAATGTTTTAGATGGGTGAATATATTCAGGGATTATTGTTCTGCCCATAAGCTTATCGTATGCCCATGACTCCCCTGTATCCGTCTTTAACTTTCTAAGATTAGGTAATCCTAACATCATACCGTTAGGTTTCATCATACCTTCATGCGGAACGCCTGTGATGATACCACCGTTACCCATACGATATACTTGACCTGCTCTTACACTTTCAAGCATTGTGCCTGCATCTCGCCAAGCTTCAACAAGTTCAGGATTAGCACGTCTGTAAGCATAGACAATATTTTTAACTTCGTTAAGTTCTTTCTTGACTCCGCCTTGTTTTAAAATAGAGTGCATCTTGTTAGCACCTACACCATAGATACCTGATAAGTTAACTACCTTAAATATATAGCGTAAGTCTTTATCAACTTTATCATATTCAATACCTGTAATTTCTGATGCTGATTGTTTATACAAATCAACACCATCTTTAATCTGCTGTATCTTAGCCGTTGATTTAGCAAACCAATAGGCTAGTCTCAACTCAATATTACTTAAGTCAGAGGCTACAAGTTTCCATCCTTTAGGCGCGCATATAGCTCGTCTTAGCTCTGATGTTCTAGGTAGGTTCTGTAAGTTAATACCATCAACACCACTCCATCGATGAGATACCACTGCCCCTGAATACTTTAACGGAACGGGTAGCTTACCTCTGTTGGCTATTTGAATAAAGTTTTCTGTACGGGTTTCTTCGAGCGTAGATTTATTGCCAATACGCGCCGCAGCAAGTGCTTGCACATATGGGTTCTCATGATCCAATAAATTCTTAAATTCTTCATCAGTTTTTGCAAAAGCATATGTTTCCTTTCCTGTGGTTGCACTAATTTTAACGGGGGGTTCTACACCTTGTTCAATAAGTAACTCAGCAAACTTAGGGTTACTCATCAGTATTTCTTTATCTACGATAGTTCTTTGCTGACCCGAAGGCAATCCTATCGACTCAACACAAACACTAGCTAGTAGTTTTTCTTTAGCTTCTTTAACTTCGTGGAGATGTCGTATTAACAAACCTTTATTAAGTTCTAACTTAGGTTCTGTAAACATACGGATAGTTAAATCTATAAGACGCATCTCGGGGGCAGTAAACTTATTCTTCATTTTATAAAACAACTGACGAGTAAGTTCTACATCATTGATACAATACTTGGCGTAAGAAGCCATTTCATTTGAAGTAAAATCTAATCTATGTTTACCTAAAGCATCGCCTACTTCTGTGCCTTTAACGCCTATGCCATAGAAGGTTGATAAATTAGCTAGTGATACAGACTCAGTGAGTCCATGTAAGATTTGACCCATACTCATGGTATCAAACAAACCTAATGGATGTATATCAAATATCCATGAAAGGATAGCCGCATCAAAACGCATGTTATGTCCTAATGCAAAACTATCTTCTAAGTCAAACCCTTTAAGAAAAGTTTTTATCTCATCATGTGTGCCTGTGTTCCAATAGGTTGTTGTGCCATCGTTGACAGCAACACCAATAACTTCAAACTTATCACTACGGATATATTCTTCTGTCGTATATTTCTTTAAGCCATACTCTTTATCGTAGTATGTTTCAAAGTCAAGCGTGATTAGTTTAGGCATTACTTACCCCTAACGCGGGCTTTGACTGCATGCTCATATATAGCCGCAATGTCAATAACTTCCTCTGACTTTAATCCTTTAGGTCTGATTTTGATAACACTATGATGAATGGTAACGATTAAGTTTCTTTCGCCACGATCAAAAGTCGTAGCAGATGTTTCCCTAGTAGTAGGGTTAGTTGATTTTGTAGCCATTACTCTCTCCTTTATTTGCGTCTATTGACGTTATAGTCCCAATCGTCAGCACAATCTTTATCGCACCAACGTCTTGAGTCATTAAGTTTCGTGCCACAATTTAAACAGTGACCCGTTCCTTCTATATATTTAATACCATCCAATTCCTTACGGCGGAGGGTATCTTCAAGTTCTAACCTTGCTTGTGTTTTATCTGCATCATCTGACATATTTAAGCTTTTGTAATACCAATCGAATTATAAGTAAGTCTATCACTAAAGAGAAAGTATAGGGAGCATCTTCCTCTAAAAATTTAAGTTCTAAGCCTACCATAACTCCTGATATTAACGCAAGCTGAAATACCCACATTATTTATCAATGACTTCAAATTTAACTATTTCTTTTTCTAAAGTTTTAACCCATCTATTAACATACCATTGTGTTTTTTTAGCGTCTTGTAATTCACTTTCTTTATGCCCCGCCCTTGTAAGATACTTCATGGCTGTTAATTTAAGATGTCCTTTAAACTCTTCGGGTGTTGACTTAGCCTCCATAATATCTATGGTCTCCATACCTCCTTGAGTATAGTGAGGTGGGTGATTAACCATGTCGGCAGTGATAGGTCTTGCCCCTGCACCTTGACCTACTCTATTTATCATATCTGCTAATTGCTCTTCAGTAAAATCACCATATGTTTCTTGTAACCTAAATTTTGGTTTTGCCATTCTTGTCTCCTTGTATTTATTTAAAATTGTTTTTAATCTTGTCATGTTAGTGTTTCCAATCTTTGTTCTAATGCTTCTAAATCATTTTCATTTACAACTAAAGCTATGCCTTCATTGTCGCGTATAGCTTCAAGGTTTCGTAGTTGTAACTCTGTAGGGCGATTAGTTCCTGCCTTACATTCTATACCTACAAATCTACCTCTGATACACGCAACAATGTCAGGCACTCCTATACTTGTGTATGGACCAGCAACGGGGAAAAAATAATATACTCCCCGAGCCTTTAGCATTTTAACTACCTGTTGTTTCACCCATTTTTCTTTTATGGGTTGTTTCATTTTGGCATCTCCATAATCCGTCTTACAACTTCCGCTTTCTTGTTATGGAATTCCATAGACTTTTGGTCTAGTAACCTTTGGTCTATCTGTTTTCTAAATGCTGTATCTATTCGTAACATAGCCGCTTTATAATCTAGATACACTCCATCAACTGCGTTCTCAGGAATAATAAAGAACTGCCCATCTCTGACACCGATGTTTTCTACAAACTTACCTGTCTCTGTAAGTTTAAGTATGGCAATCTTTTCTTTGTCCTCTTGTGACACGATGGATGAATTTTCATCCATGACGTGAAATATTTTCATATGGTCTCCATAATTTGATTAACACGAGCAAGAATTTCTTGACGTGCACCTTGACTATCTCGTAACTCATCGGCTGTAACACCTACTAATGTTTGTTCCAAAGATTGTCTTGCTTGTTCTAGTTTTGGGTCTTTTGTTACATTAAGTCTTGTTAATAGATTTGTCAACTCTAATGCATTATCTACTAAACTATTTCTAAATATCTTTTTGTCTTCACCACTTAGTCTGTCTACCATATGCTCTAGAGTAGTATGTAATCTAGACCACGCATCACTCATTGCGGCTTCAACACGACCTTCGTATGCCTTTTGATATTCTTGTTGCATCTCATCACGGATATCGTCTGCTATGTCAACACGAAAATCATTTGTTTCTGGAACAGGCATAATAGTATATCTTAGGTTAAACTTATTTGCAATCTTATCTGCATCGGGATACTCTGACCTATCAAATAAATTACCTAGCTTATACACCATACTCTGAATGATGTTTGGGTATTGCTGTATAAACGTATTTATGCGTGATTTAAATTCAGCTTCATAGATACCAAGCTGTTGTTTATAATCAAAGAAGTTACTCATAGGCAATAGTCTTGTGCCTGTGTCTGACCAAGGTAGCGTTTGTCTGCTATGCCAATCACGAATTTCATTTGCTAATTTAGTGATAGCTTCTAATTGGTCTGACCCTGCAAGGATATGCTTGTTGTAATTACCTGCCTTGATGGTTGTGTTTTTGTTTATATCAATTTCCTTAGACACATTTCTATCTAGTTTCCTAGCTGTCCATACTGATATGTTTAAGTCGATTAAGACTGCACTGCTTGCTATACTGATACTCATAAAAACCCTTTCTCGTCTAGTTGTAAAATTTCATGTTCCAAGCATATATAATCATTGTAGTGGTCACACATACTACATGTTTTGCTTGGTTTAAATTTATTGCCTGCGACATAAAATGCATTTATTCTGTCGCTATTATATGTTTCCCATTCATAGTCAGACATATGTGTTACATCTTTTGATACCCAACCATGATTAGGTAGAATACTATTTACTACATCGTTAGTAGCTTGTTCTATTGCATGTTGTTTCCCTTCTTCATTGTCGTCCGTTAAATAATAATTCCCTCTACCTAATGGATACTTTTTACCATTGATATACACTTTCCAACCGAAAAACCTATCTCCCGCACCTGCATCATGAAGTTTAAAGAAGGTATGTCTTATAGCTCTAATACTCATTTTATTTCCTCCTCTACATTAACAAGGTTATGTATTGCAGGGTGATACAATAAATGCTTATATGTTTCTTCAAAATCTAAACGTTTGTATTTCCATTTAGGTTTCTTATCTTTAAACCAATCTGTATCTACTAATTGCATCAATACATGATGTAAAGCCCAATAGTCCATACGATACTCTTCATCATTGTGGTCTCTGACAGATATAACTGTGCCCCACTTGCACGAGAGTATATTTACGCTTTTAGGTTTAGCCATGATTTTTCTTATACCCTGTAAGTGTTGATGTCTTTAACTTTAACAGGCACTACTCCTAAAGTTCTGTTTTGCAATCCTGTTAAAAAGTCTTCTACTTCTTGTGGTAGTTGTTGGTCTATTTTCATAGATTTCCTAACTACCTTTTTGTAATCACCTAATCTATATGAATTCATACTGCCATCAGCTTTTTGTTCTTCTGCTTGTTTGATAGTTTCATCCATGTATTCCCTAACCCACTCGGGAGCTTCGTTATCTAATTTAATCATTGAAGCCACTTGCTTTATCGTGCTAAAGAAAGGATGACCGTTAGGTAGTTGCCTCCATTTAAACTCATAGTTATCATAAACAAAGTGGGGGAAGTCATGTCCTTTCCTAATCCACCTTGCTAAGTGTGCAGTCATAGAGTTACCTCTTGAGATGCAACCATTTCTTAATTGCTTAACTACATTTTTAATTTGCCTATCCGTAAATTTATTGAAGTCGATATTCATTACAATATCTTCTGCGTATTGCGTTAGTTCATTTGAAATATTTAAAGACATTTCTCTCTCCTTTAGTTATGAACATTTTTACTTTAAAGTAAGAATGTTCGGTTATCATTCGTCTATATGAATAGTCTTACCATGAGGTGATGTATTGTGTTTAGCTGTGACTGCCCATAGCGTAGGGTAATCCCAACTGCCACCCCAATCCTCTTCTACATATCCATCGGTTAATATTATGATGGCTTCGGGTTCAATGCGTTTATCTTTGATATACTGATTAACACACCCAACATGAGTGCCACCCCCACCTGCAGGTTTGGTTGACTGAACCAACGCTTTGTAATCGCCTTGATTGTATGTCTCGTGTCCTGCAACTTGTGTATCCCAATACAACAACTCTATACTTGAAGGGGATACATCTTCACATATAGCTACAACTTCTGTTAAGAACTCTGATAGTTCCTTGTCACCAATAGAACCCGATGTGTCTATGCCAATAACTACTTGACCTATCGACTCACCTATAAGGCTAGGCATGTATATATCATGCCCAATGAAACGCTTGTGTGGTCGTTTCCATGTAGTCTTGTCTTTGTTACGACAAGTAGAATTGACAAAATCACGCAACTGTTCACGCCAATTTACCTTAGGCTCTAGTAGTTCATTGATACTTCTGTTCTTATTACCTTGCATCTTGCCACGAATGATTTCACCTTGACGCAGTGCTTGGTCTATCTGCTTGGCAGTCTCTTTAACTTCCTCATCAGATAACTGTTCAGCACCTTCCCAATCGTGAGTATCATGACCACCTTGTTGCTTAACAAATTCATTGTCTTTCTTAAGCATGTCAAAGATTTGTTTGGTTGTCATACCTTTGTATGCTAAGTCAAACAAGGCTGAGTCGGGTCGCTTGGCAATCTGACTATACTCATCAGCTTCATGTATTGCATAGTTCACAACATAGTCAGCCGCCATGTTTGCCAACTGTGGATTTTCTTTCCATAGCTTTTTCCACAAGTGCATGTGTTGATATGCTTTGTGTAACGCTTCATGTAAGACTACATAGTTTAACTCCTTATCATCTAGTGACTTAACGAAGTCGGGGTTATACATAACATCACGACCATTCGTTGCCGCAGTCGGTAAGTCTTGTGTAAAGATTACCTTGCCCACCGATAGCACACCTGCAAACATACAGAACTCTTTGCTACGCATTATCGCTATGTGGGACTTCGTGACTCTTTGCTCACTTGTTAGTGCCATGCTTATCTCCTAGAAGTATTGGTTATTCTTAACTGCCCAGTCAATGAATGACTTGTTGGTTGCGGCTACTTGTTTACGAGACGATGCCATGATGTTGACAGCAAACAATGCTTGTATCTCCATCGGTAAGCGTTGTAGATAAGTCAACCACGCATCCATATGTTTGTCTGTGATTGTCATAAGTTCTCGCATCACAAGAATTACACGAGCCGCAGGGTCGTTAGGTAACATAGCTTTCTCGGGTTCTTGATAGATGCTTTCCTTAGTAGGTAGTCCATCAGCTAGACTAAAGTATGCAGACATATCACGAGAGGCTGACTCACCGATAGTGCCTGTGAGTGCTACCATCGTAGTGTCTTCACCGAGTGTGCCTCTGTTCTTAACAATGAACGATGCTTTCTCTAGTGAACGAGGTGATACAAACGCATCTTGTTGTTTGCGAGGATTGTAGATATACATGTTCTCTTTCTGTGAGTCATCTGTATAACAAGCCAACGCATGTGGGAATTGTTTAACCCATGCTAAGACTTCGGGTGCTATACCATTATCTACACCCCAATTAATCCACTCGTCATCGTTAGGATTGCGAATGGTAACGGAAGTCAATCTGTTCTTGGCATGTGCTTTCATGGTGTCACCTACACCATCTGTTGTAAGATTACCTGTGGAATACACGATAGAGTCGGGGTGAAACTTAACTGCACCTAGCCTTCTCTCTAGCATGACAGGCAACAGCATATTTTTAACAGGCTCACTAGCTTTGGTAATCTCGTCTAGCATGATGATGACAGGCTTGTTGTCATGTATAGCAAACCTTTCATTCGGATAGAATGATGTAGTCTTTGTTTCATGGTTCATGGCAGGCATAGCTAAGTCACCTAAGTCTAAGTCTGCACAATCAATATACACAGGTGTATGGTTAGGAAACCTAGCACTCAATGTCTTTAAGATTGACGACTTGCCAATGCCTGGCTGACCACGCATGTGAATAGTTACATCACGACCTATTGTTGCAATTAGTTCTTCTGCTTGTTTCAAACTGATTTCTTGTTGCATGTTACTCTCTCCTTTATGTTATGAACTTTCTTACTGAGTAGTAAGATTGTTCGTTGGGTTTACTTCTACTAAAACTTGCGGGTTCTCTAACTTAATTTGTTTATCTAGGTATCTTTTAACCATACCTATGTTGCATCTAGTGACATAATCCTTACCATTCCACCTATGGTGCTGACATTGTCTTAACAAATGATAATAGGATAGATAAGTTTTATCCTCATCTGCAAACATATCTAATACTTTCTCTCTGTAAACACGAACTTGTTCGCTTAACTTCTCATCATTTTCTACACCTTCACTATTTAATTTCAGCATTGTGTCTGCATACTTCAATAGCTTTTTGTATGGCTTACGCAACTCACGCATCTGACTTGCATCAAACTTATACTTCACAGGTGTTTCAAACTGACTTTTATCAATAGGCATCTTGTCATAATCTAACTTATACCAATCACTTGCGTTCATACAGAGTCTTTCACCCGATTGTGTCATGTAACATTCAATCTGATGATTTTTAACTAATGGACTTCTTGTGAATGGTGCAGGCACATATTTTTTATGTTCAAACGGATATAGATTTATTCCTGCAATATACTCTACAAAGTATTGTGTGCTAGTTGATGGGTAACTACCTAGCGTTATCTCTTTGTGTGTTGGATAGAACCTTACCAAGTCGGTGTCATAATATCCTGCCGTATATACTTCAATGCCATCAAGTATTTCTTGACGCAACCATTTCTCTGTCTCATACCTATCACCCAATCTACGCACCGATTGGTTCTCACCTCTCACTACTGTTTTACTGTTGAATATTTCTTTTGCGTGTTTATAGTCCTGTATTCTAGGCATATTAAATACATTAATATGAAATCCCATGTTATTCCCCTTCCTTTAAGTCATAACCTCTGTTCATCCAACTTACGAACTTCATGTTCTCAAGCCAATCTTGTAGGCTAGGTATCCACCCACCACAATCTTCTTTAACATGTTGTTCCCCAATTAATCTTGTAGGCACTTCACGACCATCACTATTCACAATGAATAACCCAAATTGTCTTTCACATTCAAAGATACCTTGTGAGTGATGACGAATTGCCCTGTGTCTTGCATCAGCAAAACATTCTTTGGTTGCATCAAACCAATCATGGATAGGTTGATAGTCAGCCTCAACACCTCCCCACTTCTTTACAGATGTTTTAGAAT